CATCGTCGCCCTTCCACTGGTTATCCCAGCCCTCAGGCTTCACTTTAAAGTACGGCGGGTCCGTGACTATCAGGTCAACAGAATTTTCGGGTAACGACCGGATAAATTCCAGGCAGTCGGCGTTGATTAACTCACAACTGGATATTTTTACAGTATTAAGCATGGATCATTAAGCCTGTCTCTGATAGGCTCATTCTGCTTTTGCGCAAAGCAGTGGGCCTGAGGTTTGCTTGTGAACCCAACGCATGAGCAGATGGCTGGTGGGTGCCCCTAACACCCACCAGCGCCCATTTACCACAAATAAAAAAGCCTTCACTGCGGAAGGCGTCTGTAACAACCGAACTGATAGTCTGCCAGATCCGCCATAACCAGCTGGGTCAGTATTAACTGGCAGCGTTCGCGTGAAAGGTAAGTATTCTGCGCTATCTCCCCGACTGTCGCCGGTTCGGTAACGCTTAATTCATTAAACACCACTCTGGCGGTTTCTGTCATATCCTGCTGTTTTAGCATGTCTTTTTCCCTTTTCCGGTTAACGTGACACACCAATAACTCTTGTCGAAAAAGCCAGCAAGCTGAAAGACAGGTATTCACCGCCACCAGCGCGTTTACTATACTGACGCGATTTCAGTCATAAAAAACCCGCCAGGCGGCGGGGTGTAAAAAATCTTCTAACGTCAGGCATAAAACGCCCATCGTTAGAGCAAATTTACCACAGATTCGGGAAAAATCAACAACACTATCGCGTTACCCTCTTTAACTGCCGCTCCGCCCATGCCTCTTCAATGTCAAACCGAACCACCAACGTATCGTAAAAGCGTTTCACTGATTTTTTCCACGTATCAAGCGTGATAGCACTCGTCACTTTGCATATGGCATTAAATGCCTCCGTTGATGGTAGTCTTTCACAGCCACGACCACCACAACGCTGGCAGTCTCTGATAACAGGCATACCACGTTTTACCGACTCTTCACGATGAATGGCGACACCACGCCCACGGCAATCCTTACAGGCGGTGGAAACCTCACCCTTTCCGCCACACTCCGGACAGGCAACTTTTACCACCTCCCTGACTTTTTTCCATTCTTCCCAGTAAGACGGATACACACCTTTCGTACACTTTGCCCATACCGGCGGCTTACCATCCGGATACTGGATCTTGTTTGTAAAAACCTCGCTTTCAATAAATTTTTTTCCGTGACAGCAGGAGCACTGTTTTTTGCTCGCCGCGCTACGGGCATAATCTTCAAACGCATACGAAGCCATAATACGCATCACTGCCGGTTTTATTTCTGCCGGGAGTTTTCTTAACGCCGCCACGCGATCACACCGACTGAGTGCATATTCTGTCAGCAATTCTGTTGCCCGCTCTCTGTCATTCATACTAATGCCCATTTTCCCAAGGAACGCAGAAAACCCCATCTCAGCCCGATTCTGTGTCATGCCCTGCGCGGCCATCACATCAGTGATACTCAGCGCATCTTTCGACGTTGAGGCCGATGCATCAGTCAGGCCGGGGGATTTTGGGGAGTAGTATTTCGGTAAATCTTCCAGTTTCATTTTTTGACCTGCCCTTCAAGCATTATGGGGTAAATCTTCACGCCCAGCCGCCCCCCAGGAACGCGCTGACCGCGCACAATATTGATTTCATCAAACTGCTCGTCGTCTATGAGAAGTCCGGCATGCGTCAGCGCATCCAGTGGTGCTTTCAGAATATTGTCCAGGTCGCGACGACGCTTATCCGGTGGCTCTGCAATCACCTTTATCGCCAGCCTTCCGGACAGGCTTAATTTCAGCCGCTGCTGGCGAACAATAAGCGCCACAGCCCGGCGATAACGCTTTCCCTCCTCCGAGATAAAATATGTGCTGCCACGGCGTCGCCAGTAAGTGTTCACCGTCGGCGGGTAAGGTAAAACCAAATCTATGAGCATCAGTCACCTCTTTTACCCAAGCACGCCAGTTGCAAAGGCGTGATCAAGAAAACGAAAAATTAAATCAACCTGAGAACCATGCTTTTCTTCGAACGCCAGAGGATCCGCATGAAGCTCGTTGTGATGCTCCCGACACAGCGGTAGCGTGAAAATATCGTGAGATTTTGTCCCCATTCCGCCCTGACCATGACCAATCAGGTGATGGGGATCGTCGGCTGGCTTACCACAACACGCACACGGCTGTGTCTTCACCCAGCGTGTGTATTTCTCGTTAACCCAGCGGCGACGTTTAGGTCGTTTCATGAAAGATTCCGGAGACTCAGGATCAACGGCAATGCTGACCACCGTCTCTTCCTGTGGCGGGTTTTGCTGGTGGGCGTGAGACAGCGGCGCAAGATTTTTTGTGCGCTGCTTCAGTATGCTGGTGGCGGTCTGCTCTCCCGGTACGATGTCGCTTTCACGGTACATTGAGCGGATTTTTTCCGCACGCAACCCCAGCGAACGACGTAATACCGCTTCCGGTAGCGCGTCCGCCACCTGATTGCGGACCGCCCACCAGGATAATTCAGCCAGCGATAATTCCCGTTCCTGCGAGCCATTCATTGCATGGAGTATGACGTCAATCATCCATGCAGACAGGTTTTGGTGAGCAAGTTGCCCGAGTGATTCGGAGGTCTGGTCGCGCAGCTGGTTGTCGCAGTGCCAGCACAACACCATTGCGCCGGTACCATAACGGTGAATGACGGTTTCACTGTGGTGATAATCGCCGTGTGGCCACTGGCAGGATTTAACATGGCGCAGTAACCAGTCAGACAATGCGCCAGCGCCACCAGCAGCACGAATCACTCGTTCGTCGCTGAAAAATGGCAGTAATGATTTATCCTCCGCCAGCGGCTGGCGAACGGCAGGAACGACCCCGGACGACAGATTACGCATGCTTTTCGGTTCCGGCTCCACCAGTACCCGGGTATTGTGGAATACCGGCATGGATTCACGGCCCGGCTTAACGATCACCAGCCCGAGTTCCGGTACCAGAACAGGTCGAAGTAATACCCGCACGTTACCTCCAGATACGTTGCTGGAATGTGCGGGACGGACGCGGTGGCCGTTCGGAGTAAGGGAGCCTGACGGAGATTATCCAGTGACGGTAGTCGAGGCTAAGGGCTTTTTTAACCTCGCATCCGCGCCTGCGGTAACACTGAATGAGCCAATCGGCCTGTTCTTCAGTGCATGGGGGATGCTGGTACCAGTCTGACTTAAATGCATGAGAATACCGCTCGTGCGTGTGGGCAAGAACGGTCGAATTATCATGATTGTAATATTTTGCGTTGCGTGCCATCGGTTTTCTCCGGTGGCACGGTGTTACTCAGCGGGAGTTCAGCCCCGCGCAAGATTGTAGATGAGTTTATTCTTCTGAAAAAGCAGAAAAGCCAGCTTTTATTCCGATCTCTTTCAATGCCTGTAATGAAGTGACAAACTCACCGTCGCGCAAGATAAATCCGTCCGTCACTCGGGCATCCACAAAATTAATTAACGCAGCCCCATTTTTTTGCAAACACACAATGCGGTAATGACTAACAATATTTCCATTTTCAACGCACACAGCATAGAGGCCATCTTCACAAAAAATTTTACGCAGTTCTTCGATGTTCATCATCAGAATCCTTCCGGATAATTAGCTCTCCCCTTTAAGGGACCATCCCTCTTATCCCTGCGCGCTACTTAAGTATTTTTGATTCTATTCCGGCACCGTCCAGAACTTCAAACGCGTTGAAAATAAAAACAAAAACCCGCCGAAGCGGGTTAAGTGCGGGTGCGTTGAGGATGCCTGCCACATCAGAGGTGGCGAGGGATTTCTCCCTCGCCGGGTCTCTTACTCCTCAGGTTCGTAAGCTGTGAAGACAGCGACCTCCGTCTGGCCGGTTCGGATTCGTACCTCGCAGAGGTCTTTCCTCGTTACCAGTGCCGTCACTATGACGGTTAAACAGATGACGATCAGGGCGATTAGCATCGCCTTTTGCTGCTTCATAGCCTGCTTCTCCTTGCCTTTCGGCACGTAAGAGGCTAACCTACGTGTGTAGAGCATAGATATGGCCTCAGATTAATGTTAAGCGTCTTGCCGGACGCGTAATGTTAACTGGGGCTTTTCTCTATCTGCCTTTGGTGTTGATGCCCGAGGCAGATAGCCTCAAGCACCCGCAGCAATTCTACTTAACTACCGTTACCTCGCCAATATGAAATCAATCAGAAAGGTGATCCATAAGAACAACAGCAAGACAATAAATTGCCATTACAGCAGCAATAGCCAGCGCACATTTGAGAACCAGCACCACAACCTCCTGTATTGGACGTACACCAGTCCTGATAAATATGAGGCTGTCTCGTCAGTGATTCAATACAACTACTGGGTATAGTTTCTATGATTTTGTTCTGTGGAAATGGAAAACAGCAACCAGTCACCACCAGCACTTCTTTAAACATGCCAAGTCACACGCAAGCCAACATTATAGTTCCCTTTGAGCGAGCAGATGAAGCTAGCAAAAATATTGATCACTTAGGATGCATTACTAACGTTGCTATGTGTTAACGAACAGGGAGTGGGTCATCAGCATAAATATTTATGCAGTAGGTTTCTTTTAGGACTAGATTAATCAAAAACATTTAGATAAAATTATAAAATCAAGAAATTGGTGGCAATTAATCTTTAATTGTGCCAGCTGAATTTCGTTATTATAGAAGATTAGCTTTTTTTTGAATGTTTGGAGAGTAAAATGTTAGAACCACCAAAGAGTTATAATGAAATGTTGCCTATGCTCCATAAGGCGACTTTTATTACTACATTTATATTTTACCTATCATTAGTCATTTATGGCTACATGCCATTGGTTGGCATTAATGCCAAGTATATCCCCCCCGTTAAAGACTACGAGGAATTTATTAAATGGATATTAACCTTTGGCATATTACCAATTGCATCTTCAGTTTTTTGGTCAGTAATTAGTGGAGCTTTAGATCTACATAATAATGTAGCAAAAATTATTGGAATAAGGAAGATGTGGGATAGTCATTTAATTATTAAACCATTAGCAAAAATTGCAGGCGTTACGAGAAAATTAACTACTGATGAATCTCACAAGGTAATGAGTAAACTGTATTACCCAGAAGTTAAAGAGTTAAAAGACAAACATTACGTTGAACTTTTCTGGAACAAAGTTTATTACTTTTGGGTTTTCTTTGAACATACAGTAATCGCATTTGTTACTATTTTAATAATAAGTATCGCCAAATTAACAAATATATTCTCTGTTACTGGCTCTTTAATTAATCTTTGGTTGTGGATTATTTCTCTTGTCGCATTTGACTTCCTTATTTTCATAGCATCAGTTAAACCAAGAACAGAAAGCCAAGTAAGACAAATACCTGATAGCAAAATAAAAGAATTCTTTAACAATAACAATATTTTTTTAAACGAGGTTGATTTTGAATTACAAAATAAATGGAATAAACATACGTTCAGAAAATGCAGCGAAACCGCACACTATGCCATCTAACTATCTCTGTAAACAGATTGAAAGCACTAATAAAAATGGCAATGCCCTTGATTTTGGATGTGGAAAACTTAGATATTCAGAACAATTAGTAAATAAATTTGAAACTGTGACATTTTTAGATTCCAGAAGACAACTAGAAAGAGTGCAAATTATCAGAGGTGTACAAACCACGATTCCAGATTACGTGATAAATAACTATAAGAATGCTAATATTGTTTCTTATGAAAATATAGATAAAATAACAAATCATTATGATTTCATACTTTGCGCAAACGTGCTTTCCGCAATTCCATGTGAATCCACAATTCACAAAGTCCTCAGTGCGATTAGAGAATTATTAAAGAGTGATGGTGAAGCACTGATTGTCAATCAATACAAAAGTTCTTATTTCAAGAGGTACGAGAGCGGTATTAAACATTTGCATGGGTATATATACCAAAACTCTCGTAATGCTTTCTACTATGGTTTATTAGATGTGGATACTGTAAGTAAAATATGCTCAGATAATAATTTAGAAATAATAAAATCATGGAGCAAAGCAGGTAGTTCATATGTGGTTGTTGGTAAACATATACATATTTAGTTTATTTCAACAAATTATTAGAAAGAGTGATTTGCTTGTTAATTATTAGCTCGGCAGTGCCGGATCAACATGACCCTGCCACTTAGGCCATTGCCGGTTTATCTACTTTTGTAAGGTTCAGCATGAAGTTTTTATATACTCTTCCTAATATCAATAGTGATGCTCGCTTATGTTAGCTGCTTCTTGTACATAGTAGCCTTCTCCGACAGTACTGCAATGAGCGGAGAGTAAAAGTCGATAAACAATAAGGAGGTTCACAATAAATATTTCTCGGTGAAACTTTCAAAGCATTCTCTGTTTTGCTAAATCGACAATTATAAATCAACAACATTTAGTGTTATATCAATATTATTTAGCCTTGCAATCTCTGATGAATCACTTGCTATTTTAGCTTTTAATTTATCAATATTAATCATATCTTCATGGCTTATATAAACCATATCACCTTGGTTAACTTTAGATTTGTTCACTATGGCTTGAATAACAGACAAATCATCCATTACACCTCTCATAAATTTCACCATGCTTTGATCTTTGAAGTCAGATATCGATTTTGAACGTTGCTTACGTTGAATTGTTCCTTTTGTAATTACTTCATTAATTTCTTTTAAACCAGTGAGCATATCAGACAGACTGCCTTCGCAACTCATCCGATGTTTTATTGCATTGCGATTAATAATATTGAGTATAATTTCGAGTGAATCTTTATCACTCCATGGATGTAATGATGTATAATCATGATGGCGTCGAATGGCGTCAATCATATCCTGGACCATATCTTCATCTGCTTTATCGCAAAGTTCATTCACGAAATAGCTGGGGTCGATTATTTTACAATAACTTGGAGTTAGGTATCTTGAGGCTTTACAAAAACCAAAAATATATAAAGTAGAGTATTTATCTTTCAGACTCTCTCCTATTTCATTTGTTTCCTCAAAAGATTCGATAGTTTTTTTAATTTTTGCTGGACTTGCATTCGTAGTAACTTGAACTGCTATCATGTTTTTATTATCAGCTAAATCAATGGCGGGAAAATTAACTTTAATCTGATTCATGTTTACCAGTTCACCCATTTTCAGCGCGCGAAACATAAAGATGGTCAATGACTCAATTATTCTTTCCATGTCATGAAAGCCTGCCTGTTTGCGTTGCGCGATATAAAGCTGGAGTAGTGCAATATCACTCTGTAAGTTTCTAATAAGTGGATCAATCATAGCTAATAATCCTTTTCAATGAAGCTGGAGGTGTGTTTAACTATTAGTTAAATTTCTATTTTTATAGAAACAAGCTTTACAACTTCATCAAAGTTTCTCAAATCCTAATCCACTTTGCAAATCCACTAACCATGCTGAATGCTTTCTGTTGTTAAACATATCCGCTGCTGGCACCAAGCAGACAAACACACTAACTCTACCCTACTCCACAAAAGAGCCAATCAATATCTGAACTAATAAACTTTAATCTCATCACTTCAATAAATATCGAGCATTTCCCTGATAGAATGCTAGTATGCGCTGCATAACTTCACTCTTCCGGCACTCGCGACAGATTATGTTCTGACGCCTGTCGTAGCGACGTATTTCTCCGTCAGGTAATGACCAGATAAGGTCCGGATCAACCGCAGATGGTTCCTTCAGCTTTGCCCTTGAGAGCTTTTTACGGGCATTTTGCCAGTCCTTACGCGCCTGTTCAGACGGGAATAACCCGTAACCAGAGTTGTATACATCGCC